CGTCAACCGCCACAGTAATGCTACCGTCGCCGTGGTCAATGCGGATGACCTCGCCCTTGTCGTTGGTCACAGGCATGTCATCGGTTGAGCCGTCATCAATAATGACGTTCAAACCCTTTGGCATTGCAGGCTGCTGTTGACCAGGAAGGCGGACGTTAGCATTAGGTGGCATCAAACCAGTCGGCATAATCAATCCCCATTACTAACGCCAAATTATACTAATCGTGATTGAAGTGCAAAATTTATACGCTCTTGAGCGGCATTGAAATATTTTTTATCTTTTTCAATCCCAATAAATTTACGATTTGAATTTATACAAGCAATTCCAGTTGTACCGGAACCCATGCAATTATCTAGAACTGTATCGCATTCATTGGTGTAAGTTCGTATCATATACTCCATCAATGCGACTGGCTTTTGTGTTGGGTGAACTTTCAATGATTGCGAACCACCTGAAAAAAATAATACATCACGCGGGTATCTTTCTGTTGAACTATATTTAACGTTTTTGTGCTTGCCATAATTGCTAGAGTTATTAGCACTGGTTGCAGTTTTTTTTTCATGGTTATATGTCTTAATTGGATTGTAAGTGCATTGTTTATTATAAAATACACATATATTTTCATGCGCTCTAAGAGGTTGTTTTTGTGAATTTAAAAAACCAGTAGCAACACCTTTTTCCCATATCCATTCGCATTTAAAATTTTTAATATTACTCGTTATTAAAACAGATGTAAAAGGTTGTGAAGAAGTTAAAACAACAGCACCATTGCAAATTCTGTTGTATTCTTTCCACAACGGATCAAATGGAATAATTGAATCCCATTTGTTTTGAGTTGTGCCATACGGCAAGTCGCACATTACCATATCAACACTATTGTCAGGAATATCTTTCATTAACTCTAGGCAGTCACCTAGCATCAATCGCATAATATCATACCTCATACAATGGGCGCGGCGCTGCACCTGTGTGCCGTCTATCTGCCTCAATCTCCGCAAGTCGCTCGACGTTGCGGGTTAGCAAGCCAATATCGCGCATATGCCGCAGTGCTTGGGCGACAGTATCACAATTATGAGTTAGCACATTATCTGCGTAATAACTATGCGCGCCTTCAACAGTAAGATTGTAAACTGGCAGCATAGTGCGGGTGTTGGTAACGGTTTTTACCACGCAAAAATGCTGACTTTTGCAGTTGGCAAACAGACCCACACATTTTTTTGCTTGGATTTTTAGCTTCAAAAGGATTCCCGCACCATTCACAATTGCCTGTGTAATTACTTTTACTATATGGTTTTGGATTATTGGGATTCCGCAAAGAAGTTTTTGCGTGTTCTCTATGCCAAGCGCGACCTTCTTCACTTTTATGCCACGCCGTTGCTTTAGCTCGAATATTAGCGAGGTGAGCCAATTGTTCCGGAGATTTGTTTCTTGCTCTATATTCATCCGCATGTTTTTCGCGGTGTGCTTTAAGCGGCAAGCATTCCAAATTTGATATATCATTATTTGCTGTATCCCCATCAATATGATGGATCTGCAAACCATTTGGAATACTGCCGTTATAATATTCCCAAACATCTCTGTGCAATCTATGGCCCGCTCTGCCAAAATACCGACGGTGCGCAGGATTGGGAGAGTCAGGATATCTACGATATTTATAACCATTAAAAATAACAGTTTCGACTTTAACACCAGTTGCTTTGCCCATAATGGTGTCACCACATTGCGTTGATACAATGTCTCTAATACATCATTTGGACACAGTTCTGCAAGCGGTTTCCATTTATTATTAGCCCACACTGGGTGGTTTTCAGTTCCGCGCAATGTTCCGTATGTATGTTTTAATTCAAATATTTCTTTTATGCCCGTGCAGCTAGATGCTGTAACAATACACGGCCCTTGTGGCGTAAACACATAATCACCAATTAAGACTTCTTCTATTTTTTTCGTGGTCATGTCGTGCATTGTGATGAGTGTATCGCCAGTCAAACACAAATCATCATTCTTTCCCTTGGGAAAGTTTTCAGTTTGCGTAATGACCATATCCGCCCAAGCACGATCCGGTGCATATATCATACCCTCTGCAAACAGATGTTGCACGGAATAAAGACGCGAAACCTTGTCAACTGACTTTGGATCATACAGTTGAACGCCAAACTCCTCATGCCCATACAGACGCCGCATCTCTTGCGCAACACTGTGACCCGCCGCCTTGTTCTCAATCAGCAGTTTGTCAACTTTCAGCTTCTTGCACGTTGCCGCTACTTTTAACACCAGTTCGTGCAACGGCAGACGTTCCTGCCATGCGAACATAAGCATGACCTTAGGTGTTTCCTCGCTCTCATCCTCGCCCACGCCGATGCTCTTATACTCGCGGTTGATTTGTCGGGTTGTCTGACTGTCTGCCCTGCCGGTGAACACGCCCCAGACAGACAGGGCGCTGTAGTCATTCTCTGTCTTCACCGTGTACGCGGTGTCAAGAGAAGCGAGGATATATTCGCAATCCGGCAGGTCACCTTCAGGCCATAGCTTCCACCAGTCGCGCTTGATGATGCCACCACCAGCAGGAGACGGACGTTGCTGCAACTGTCCTGCGGTCGCGGAAGGGCCAAGCGTGCGTTCAAGTTGACGCACCTGATCCTCGCCGAAACGTTCTTCCCACAACAGTTCACCGGGTTCGGTGCGTTCGTCCTTCCATGTGACCGCGACGCCATCTTCGGCGTATTCAGCAGGGACTAGAATCGTATGGAACGAACGGTCAGGTTCATACCGCATTGGGAGAAGCAGGTGCGTCCAGGAGCCAATATTCTGCTCTAGCACGTGGCCGCTAATATCCATCTCAGACAACCGCTGTGCGATGACGATCCTGCAACCATTGCGACTGTCGTTGAGACGGTTATACCACGCGGTATCCCACCAGTTGATTGTGCTTTCGATGATGGCTTCACTATTGGCTTCAGCGGAGTTGTTGAGATCATCGCCTATCAGATAGTTGCCGCCCAGACCAGTTGTCGAGCCGCCGACCGACGTAGTGTTACGAATGCCCTGTTGGTTGTTCTGAAACCGCGTCTTGGTGTTCTGGTCGCCGACCAACTTGAACCGATCACCCCACCGCCGCTGATACCAATCGGATGTAATAAGTGCGCGGCACTTTACACTGTCCTGCAGCGCAAGGTTCATGGCGTAACCGGCGTGCAAGAACTGAACACCAGGACCGGACAACTGCGTTCGCGTTCGTTGTGCCCAAACCCAGGCGGGGAACATGACGCCGCACAGGGTCGACTTGGAGAACCTCGGCGGGACGTTGATAAGCAGGTTAGGAATGTAGCCGTCGCAACACGCCTGCAGGTGTTCGCACATAGCCTGAAGCGCAAAGCCGCCATACGCAAACGGCGCAGAGTCAATATGCGGCCAAGCTGCGACGGTGAAATCGTAGAGAGACTGCTCTAGATCCCACCGCTCCAGTTCTAGCAGCGCGTCATCAACGTGTATTTGCGTGGTGGCGGAAGTCTTAATCAGCATTGACTAATAGCGCATTGATCTCATCAAGTATTTCGTTGGCGCGTTCATGCAGCAAATCACAAACCGCACTAACACCGTTCATGTATTCAACGCGATACATAATAGCGTCAATCTCGCGCAACAGCAGCGTTAGGTTTTCTATTTCACGTTCATTTGGATTGGTCATTTGCAGAGTCCTTTACGGCCATCAATGTTGCACGTAACGCCTCACGCTGTTCGTCCGTTAGCTTGCTGGCGTCGAGCGACACTGTTTGCACGGCAAGAGGACCGCCATCCGCGCCAGTGATTTCGTGGTGGTTCGTCTCACGCCAACGACCGCGTGTTTTCAAGTAGAACTGTGCAGCGGACACAGCTTTGGCGTCGTCGCCCATTGCGTGTTTGAACAGATTGCCAGCGACCTGATTGATTGACTGCTCTAGGCCGGTGTCTAGTTCGTATTTGTAATATTTTGCGAGTGTATCAATGTGCATGCCAATAATTACCGCAATCTTTTCGCGAGTAATTCCAAACGCCGCCATTTGCGCGACTTTCTCTTGCATTTCCGGCGTTGGAACATGTGTATTTGGCTCTGGCGGCATTTTGTAACCAACTTTGCGAGGCGGTTTTGTGTCTGACATTTGAACAATTTACCCTAAAGTTGAACTTGTTTTATATAAACACATAAAGATATCTTTATATAGCTTGGATTACGATTTGCGTTTTAGCACGTTTTCGAGCGTTATAATCATTCCGGTATGCGTTTACGCATGGCTTACACCAGCACCCTAATCCGTCTTTACTATCGGTTCGCAAGACAAACTGTGATGCCCTCTTGCGTGTATCACAACGCTGGCAGACTTTCCACTGCGCGGTTTCATTGAGAGGCATGATCCATTGTGCGCGTTTTTTGCGGTGTAGTTTTACTCAGTCGATACACCACGCCATAAGGCCGTCACGAGCCGCAGTCCGCTTGTGGAAATGGACCACAAGACGGACATGTTCGCATCGACTACATTTCTTTGTAGTCATTAGGCTTCTTGCCATTGGTAGCTTTGCGCCACGCGTCTTGGCACGACT